ATTGATGACGCTATCAAATCAGCCGCAGACATCTCCAACCCTGACATTCGTAAACAGATGCAGGACAACTGGAATGCTGTGATTGCACCAACGATGTTTGAAGGAGCTAGGGCCATCTGCCTTGGTACTCGCTTCAGACATGATGACATTCATGCAACGACATTTAACACACAAAACAACTGGCTTCAGATTGTGTTATCTGCCATTCTTACTGATCCCAAGACGGGAGAAGAAGTTTCATATTGGCCTGACATGTGGTCACTTGATTACCTAAAAGAAAAGAAACGACAAGCACCAATTGCGTTTTCTTTTCAGTACATGAATCAAGTCGTCAGGCAGAATGAATTGTCCCTGGCACCAGAGCTGATTGTTAAAGCGGAAATTGCAACTGAATTTGATTGTCTTGCGGTAGGCGTTGACTTATCGGCGGGCACCAAGGAGAAGAATGACTACACTGTCATGGTATTGGGTGGTCGCATTGGAGATCGCATTCATGTCATCGACTATCGTCGATTACGTGTCATGGGAAACCTTGAGAAACTTGATGCGCTTAAAGAGCTTCTCAACGACTGGAACATCCTTGGGCAAGATGAGAATGGCAATTACTACCCAACATATTCAACGTGCGACATTTATTCAGAAGCAGTGCAGTACCAGGCTTCCTTGGAGGCTGACTTTAAACGCGTATGTCTAACCAATGAGAGCCTTTACAACTTGAATTGGCATCCCGTCAAAGGATTCCGCGCTGATAAGTTGGCACGTTTTCGTGGGTGCATGGGTTTGTTTGAAGATCGCAAACTAATCTTCAATCGCTACCGCAACTTTACCGCGATGTTTGAAGAGCTGACTAATTTTGGTGTGAGCAGTCATGATGACTGCGTTGATGCTTTGGTCTGGATGATTAACGGATTAATGCGCAAAGGAAAACTACACGTCGATTACTAAACCTTAGAATTAGAAAAAAGCGAATTTGGTCGTGGGGCCTGAATATATTGCTATCGGTTTAACGGCCGTTGTATCCGCTATTACCGGTGGCAGTTGGGTCGCAGGTAAAATCCTTGGAAGACAAAACGACCAAATCCAACAAGCTTTTAATTACATCGGCTCGCAGAAACGAAGGATTGACGTTTTGGAAGACGACTTAAAACGCATGCCTTTAGATTACGTTCTCAAGGTAGACTTCCTAAGAGAAATCCAGCAAATGCACGACAACTTTAATCAAATCAACAATAAGCTTGATAAGCTAATGGAGAAATTGCTTGAATCAAAATGAGTTACATTCTCGAAGTCCAAGAGGATGAGAACGGAGATCAGTACATTACGTTTCCCGACGAAGTAGTCGAAGAGCTTGGCTGGCAAGAAGGCGACGTCCTTAATTGGGACGTACGTGGCACCGGCATTATCATCACCAAAGTCAATGATGCCACTGGCTACGAAGTTATAGAAGAGTAGAATAGTCCCATAGCGGAAGTATTTAGAGTGCAGAACTATTTTACGCAGCCCGGTGGCTTTTACGGCACAGGTTTAGGTAATTCAGGAGCAATGGCCGCAAGTCCGTTTGATCCTCGTTTTCAAATTCCGGGTGCAAAGAATAAAGACAAGCTTATTCTTCCCGGTGAGAATCGCAAGAACATTGATGACGTCTATGGCCCAGGGCAGCCGCAGCCAATGCCAGGAGCCCCAGGATTCCCTCAGCTTCCGATGGCAGGTAGTCCGTTTGGTTCCAGCAATCTTTACGGAGCAATGGCACAGATGGGTGGACGCTATGACCCAAGTGCTCCAGGGAATGGTGCGGCGATGAGCTATTTACCCAACGGTGCAAACGCAGCAAACGCAACGTTTTATCGCGGCACTTTACCCGCAGGTTTTTCGAATATGACGGTTTCTTAAAACCTGCTAGTATTACTCAATAACCAAAGCAAATAATGGCGGACGCTAAAGCCAGACTTCAAGAAATTGTCAACGCTTATCTTGATCGAGATAGTGGCGTTGTTGTAGACACAGGCATTGTTGCGTCCCATATTGCACAGATGAAACTCTTTGGTATTCGCCAAGGAGTTGAATTCTTCCCATCCCAAGATAACTTTGGTTCACAGCGTAAAGACTTCCTTGATCGCGTTTGTAAGTACAATAAACTTGACACGAGACTTGATTCGATCTGGGAGTATTTTATCTGTGATGGCCAAGGACTTTTTTACATCCGTCCTACTAAAAACAATTACCGTCTGTATTATTTCCGTAAGCACGAGTATCGTTCCTATTACAACGTTGATGGCGAATTGGATGAAGTTGTAATTATCTACAGCTATAAAGTCCGCAAAGCCATGAATGGCTTTGGTGACATCCAGATGAAGAGCCTTACAAATACTCCAGGCGTTAACAACGCTTATAGCCCTGGAGCAAAGAGATACATTCGTCTGTCAATCAAGGCAGATTTAATTGAGGAGACTCATTCTGAATCTGAACTCAACTTTGACATGCCCACGTACACCTTGACGGGTGATACTAAGAAGTTCCCAAACACACTCAACTTCATTCCATGTGTTGAAATCACCAACAATCCTCAGGGCTTCTCTGCAGAAGGACATGGTGACTTTGACGCACTAGCCAATGCCATTTGTACGCATGATGAATTGATGCGTACGATGCGCAAGAACATTACCTTCTTTGGTAATCCAACGCTGTTGTCATCGCGTCCTAAAACCGACCTTATGGAGTCCGGTGGTGACATGGCGATCCAGCGTCCTTCGATTGCCGCTAACTCAGGGTTTGCTAGCCAATCTCCCATGAGTGCGTCCATGTTCAAGGCTGATCCAGTCAGCCGTGGTATGGAAGCACAAATCAGAGTGCCACGCGTTATTGCTAACCTGGAGCCAAACGACCGAGTTGGTTACATTGTTCCCGACGCAATTACGGGAGACCAAAACTCATTTGGTCGGCAGTATCGAGAAGAGATCCGTACGGCACTTGGTGGTGTTGATGAACTTTCTATCTCTGCAGGCGTTACCGCAACTGAATACAAATCACTGTTTGGTCGTGTCGCTGCAACAACAAAGAAAAAAGCAAATGCTATTTATGAGCATGGTATTTGTCGGTGCTTTGAATTAATCATCTACCAAGAAGAACAAATCTTTAAAGCAACGCTAGCTCAAGCTGCAAAACTTGAGAAGCCAGTTGCACTTGAACCTGGAGCACCTCCTGAACAACAAGAGATGTACAAGCAAGCCATGCAAATGTACGAGCAAAAGCTCAAGCAAATCATGATGGCGTGCATCGAAACACAGATGATTCCGCCTAATGTGGTGGGGTTAATTCCAGACGGAGACATAACAGTTCTGTGGCGCTGGCTAGGCCCTGTTTATGAGGACTCGACGCAAGATATTCTTAACAACTCAATTGTTGTAAGAAACCTTCAAGAGTTAGGGGTTGATAGCATTGAAGCACTGAAATATCTTTTCCCATCTAAAACAGATGAGGAAAGAGCGGAAATGCTATCCGGCTTTCCGTTCAGGATGGTGAACGAATTGCAGGGTGCATACGCTGCATTTTCTAAACTAGTGGGGGGCATGATGCAGACTCCTCACCCGCAAGCACCGGATCTTCCGATGGCTGCGGATCCAAGATTGGATTTAACGCCATATCTGTATCGAACTTTAGAAGCTTTACAAAAGGAGATGAGTTATGCAGGACGCTACCGTCCAATCGATCCCACAGACGAGCCAAGTTCCGGCAGCGGTGGCTCCAAGCAGCTACGTGGTGCCGAGCTACCAAGCAGCACCGACAGCTCCAGTGGGACAACCAGTGTCGTATCAGGTGGGTACGAGCTACCCCCAAGCAGTACCACAGGCGGCCCCCAATTACCAATCAAACCCGTCTCAATACGCCCCCCAATCCCAATCGGAGACGACGGGCAATCCATGGGAATCGGCGTTCAACAAGGTGGTGGGCCTTCTGAGCAGCCCAGTTCAATCCCCGTTCCAGGGTCAACCATCAGCACCGACGACCTACAGTCCGGCCAATTACGGACAGGTCAACGGCCAGGGTACGTATCAATCGGTTCCGCAGACTTGGCAAGCCAACCAGACATACTCGCCCAATTATTCCCAAACTTCTTCAACACCCTCCGTAAGTCCGGAACTGAGTCAAGCAGTAGCGGATCGTCTGAACCTAAGCAACGAAAGCCGGTTCGTCGTAAATAACTACGGCTGGGAAGCTCCAGCAATTCTCAATCAATATGCCCTTAATCTCGAGGGTATGCTTGATAGTGCTGTTGCATGGGGCCAACAAGCACAAGGTCTGTTAACTGGTTATGCAAATTTTGCAGTTAACGAGCGTGTTGAGAACGAGCAGGCATTGCAACTGTTAAACGGTTATGCAAACTTTGCCGTTAACGAGCACCAAGAGAACCTTGCATATAACGAAATCCTGACGAACCCTGATGTTCTCAGCGATTACACCTTGCAGTTCTTTGGTCCTGAAGGTCCATGCCCTGTGTACGAAAGTGAGTCCGAACTTGAGACTCCTGGCTATCGCACCGCACCAGTGGGAGCTATTAATCCGTACATGCCAGCACCTCCTTCTGCATCTGCTCCTCAACGTCCTGAAAATTTCTGGGGCAGCTTTAAGAGCCAAATGGATGTGGACCCCACAAATGCTTGGCGTTTACTGAATCAAGCCCAACCTCAAGTTGTTGCAAACAAATTGTTTGTGATGGAGTGAGGCAATGAAACTGGCCGGTAAGTTTGATCCATTACTCGCAAGGGGTAAAGCGGCATTAACCAATGCAGCAATGGACCCAGCATTGTCGACTCTTGGTGCAGGTGCCGCCGCCGCTGGTCTTGCCACTCTTGGAAACGTTGTTACCGGTCAAGCACAAGAAAAAAGTCCCGGTCGTCTAATTGCGGAAGCGTTAGGCGCCGGTGCTTTAGGTGCAGGAGTAGGGGCAACTCTTGGGCCAGGTTACATGAGCAGACTTGTTAAGGC